TACGGCAAGTCCTGCTTTTTCGTGTGTGGAGAAACCTGTAAGACCAAGAAGGTCTGCTTCACAACTAAAGTTCACAACAGCAGAGCGATTTTCTGCGGGACACATACTTTGATTGAGCAATTTTCGTGCGGCAACAATGTCTGCGACTTCGATTGTGTCACCCGCAGGATTTACAAGGTTACCAACGCCTATGTATTCAGCGAAGATGTCTGCGTTTACTTGGTTAGCCAAGCCACGGACTGCTTCGGATACTTGCATTGGCACATAGTGTGCGTTTTTGTCAACTTCAATAAGTTCTTTGTCTGTTAAATGGAATGGACTATTCTTTTTCCATTTATCAAGTTGAACTTGTACGAGGTCTGGTGTTCGACCTGCTGAAGTTGGAAGAACATTACTAGGTTCAACATTTTCTGTTTCGATTGCTGTACTGATAGGTATGTCAATCGTTGTGCCTTTTTGTGCGGCTTCTGAACCGTAGTCAGTGTTGACTAAACGAGGCATTACGCATCGTTCACGAAGAGCCAATAGACCTTTTGCAAGAATCTTCGGCATGATGTTAGAGAGTGAGTTATCTGAGTTTGCCATTTGGCTTTCCTCTTTTTCTTTATCTTAGATACTAGAACTGTTTGTAAACTCGCTACTAGGAGTTTACGATATTTGTTGTTCCGTATCATCCCGACACGGTGGCAATCTCTGCCGAAGTAAGTCACTTAGTCGTTCAAAGTAATTTCGCCAGATGCGATTGCTTCAATGTTACTATTAAGTGATTCTTGGTCGAACCTAGATATACTTCGGCTACGACCTGTGCCTGTTGACACTGCGTTGTTCGTTGCACCACTCCCTGTTGCACCCGAACTGTTAAAAGCCCTTGCGAAAGAATCGCTCGACTTCATTTCTTCAACCAACTGTGGAATCGTCATAGGATTTCCTTGTGCATCACCGATGCGAGGGTTACCTGTACTATCGACCACTTCTGCAATGAACGAGCCATTATCTGTTCTTCGCATTCGTGTTTGGTTGAGGACATGGGGCAGTAGTAAGTCTACTGACCCCTCGGTTTCTGCAATCGCTTTGGTTGCAGATGATGTGATGAGATTTGATTCAAGATTTGAAACAAGATTCCCATTTTCTTCTTTTAATGAAGCAAGAGCCATTTCGTGTTGTTTAATGAGTTGTTTTTCTCGTGCGGCAATCGCTTCTTCTACACGCTTGTCTGGGTCAAAGTTCGCAATTTCTTCCATTTTTGACATGGCTTCTCTGGCATCGTTAGCATCCAGACCATCAAACATCTTCAATGATTTGTTTGCTTGTTGTGCATTGGCTCGTTCTTTACCAAGTGCGGATTTTAGGGCAGTTGTATTTTCCAACTCATACCCATTTGAACCTGTCACATTCAACAGGAAAGAGCCATCCTCTTGTTCTGAATAAAAGGATGCAATGGATTCATCCACCCCATCTAAATTGACTAGTGTTGCTTGTAATTCTGTCATGCTGTCATCTCCTTGGCTTCTCGCCGTTTGCGGGTTTCTCACCCTGTTATTTACTTCTTCGGCAATAATACTCTTATCGCCTTACTTTTCTGTCACTTTATCACGAAGAACTTTAATAGACAATACCTAATTTTGCATCACCTTTGGAGTGTTTTGGTGGTGGTGTGTGTTTTGATTTATCGGTAATCTTGCCCCCAAACCTTTCAACCATCTTCTTGGCACTTTGCAGGTCAATGTCTGGTTCTCCAACCCCACCGTATTCTTTCATTCTTATGTCAAACTCTAAGTCTAGGTTGAGTGCTGTTTCTAGGAACTCGGTCTTTTTGTCTTCGTCCGTCTTCCACACACCCTCGTGTATTGTTGCTGTTATGTCGTCAAATTGTACTATTATCATTTTGTCACCACCCTCTCTCTCCCATAAATGTTTGTAAGTTTCTCAAATCGTGATATAGAACCTCTTTCTGCCAAGGCGAGTTTACGATTGCTTTCCTGTTTCCTCTAACTAAATTGACAATCAAATCAAATAATTCGGGGTCGTTTCTTGCAAGCATCATAGGGTTTTCGTACAAGTGTTGCAACGCCATGCTTGTGACCTCTGTTCCTGTTTTATTTTCTACATACCATCGTCCTGTGTAATCTGATATGAAGTCATCTCTCCAACCTAATTCTTTCTTGGAGTTGATGGGTCTTAGTGCCTTTTTAGCAAGTTTCTCAAAAGTAAACTTATCAGTAACTTTCCCAAGCCCTTGTGCCTTGATGTCTCTCAAGATTCTTGTTTGTAAAAACTTGTGAATCGTTTCGCTCCAATACCTGTTATTTTCCTCTATTAAGTGACCTGTTTCGTGTACAAAGACATCAACCGTGTCTTTTTTTGAACACACCATGTTATTTTTACTAAACTGTGTGCCGTCTGTCTTTTTAACATACTCACCTAGTCTACTCCCATCTGCCGATGCGTTTGCTCTTGCCCCTGATGTGGCTTTTTTAGTAATCATGTTGTAGTCTTTCAACCCCTCAAAGCGAATTGCATCCATTGGGTCTTTCTTCACAAAACTAGGAATGTATCCTACTGTGTCTGGTTTGGTTTTTAATCCTGTTGTCAAGTCCTTGTGTTCTATTTTGAATCCAGTTCGTGCATCTCTGTATCCTGCCGCATCCTGTTTCACAATTTTTTTTAACCACGCTCTGGACTCATTCACTTTACCAATAGTATTTGATGGGTCGATTGAAGTTCCATAATTGTTGTATCCCCCTTTTTGAAACCTCATTCCTTTCGGTACAAGATTTACCTCAAACGACAACCCTTCAGCCTCGATTGCTATAAACTCGTGCATATCCGATTGCATAGTTTTTAGAATCTTGTTGTAGTTTTTGGATGCACTAGAATAAAGTTCTTTATGTGCTTTTTGTTTTGCTAGTTGTATCTCATTGAAGTCTTCCATGAGTTTTTTGTAGCCCTTAGTACGCCTATTCATCTGCCTGATAACTTCTGCTCTCATCTCAATAGTTTCGTTTATTACATCATCATACGCCTTGCTCGCTTTTCGGTACTTTATTTCAGCCGCATTGAGTGCTTCGTCATACTTTGTTGAAAACTTTTTCTGCAAAGCCTCACGAAGTTCAGCACCTTCCATATTTGCTGTTGATACTTCTGCTCCAGTTACTTCAGCCGCAGTTGCTTCTCTCACAGCCTCACGAGTCGCTTGTTGTCGTACACCTGTCTTCTTCTTCGTGGTGGTTTTCTTTGTCACTTTCTTCGTAACCACCTTCTTCTTGACCACCTTCGTACCTGCAAGTTTTGTTCTGCGAGGTAATCTTCCGTGTTTTATTTTGTATGCTTCAAGTGCCTCTAGTTCTTTGAGAGACAGAGACCTGAACTTGTTGTCAACGAACCTATCAACAGGAACTTTACCCCTGCGGAATAACTTTGCTCGACCTTTACCAAGCACCTCATTCTGAATGCTCTTTGGTTGATTCTTTAACCACTGCCCATAGGTCATTTTTGCAGGGACTTGACCATTCATCGAGGCTCGTGTACCTGCTTTCGCTTCTTTGAGTTTTATTCCTAGTTCTTTCCAACTTTTAATAACAGGAACAGTTGTTGAACGGCACTGGTGGTGCATAGGTGGTCGAGGTCCTTCGTAGATACCGAACACCTGACCATCCAACGATATGCAAACATCTGTGGTTCTGCTATCCAGTGTTGCAAGATACCGAACACCTTTGATTACTTTCTTGTTGTCCTTGTATGTCATCTCACGAGCCTGTGTGACAACATGGCTCACAGCAGTTCTAACAACAGTCTCTGCGTGTCTGCGGGATGTGTGTAACACACCATCAACAAAACCACCTGCTCGTGTTCCTGTTAATCGTTGAACGATTTTTGCTGTTGGCTCACCTGTTGCGATTCCTATACCAACTTGGTCTGCAACTGCTTGTTGTGTATTTGCACCCAACCCCTCATACCATTCTTTCAGAAATCTACCCTCAAACGGCTTGCTTGTTGCAATAGAACGAAGAGTTACTAACGAAGGGGTTGTTATGTCGGCAATCACCCCTGTTCCCGCACCCTCGTCAATGATGCCTTGAAGCACACTCCTCTGGAACTTTGCTTCATAGATGCCGATGTCCCCTAAACGCTTCTGTAACTGAACACCCGCTTCTTTGTAGCCCCCTCTTAACAAACCGTCTGTTGCTTTAAGCATCTCTCTGTATTGTTGTGTAGTCCAAGGACCTCTGTCTAAACCACGAGAGGCTATTCTCGCTAACCTTGTTTCTAGTGTTTTGGCAACATCAGGGAAAACCTTGTCATTCAAAAATGACAACATGGTCTTGCACTCACTTGTTTTTAGCCTTTCTAAAAACACGGCATGCAAAATAGCGGAGTCTTGAACAGTACCATTAACACCCATTGTCGCAACCTGCATCGCTAAGTTACGAACCTTGGGTGATGTTGATAGTAGGTTGTCTAATCCTGCTGTAAAGGTAGCCATGTCTTAGTTTCTTTTTCCTCTTGTTTAGGCTGAGACCCCTGACAACATTCCTCTATTAACTGACCGCAAGATGCACACTGAGTGTGTCCATGAACTGATACTGGGTGAAGGATGCTTCCACATCTTACGCATGCAACTGCGTTCCGAAAGTTTTGTTGTGCATTAGGAGTTGTCATTTGTTCTGGTTTACCTTTCGTGGTGTGTGTTGGTTGTCAATTATTCTTTTTCTTCATCATCTTCATCCTCATCCGTGTCTGGTTCTTCCTCGGCAGACGAGAAAGATAGAGAGGCGAGTGGTGGACCTTCTTCTTCAATCGCCACCAATTCTTCTTCGATGTCCACTGCTTCTGACAACAAGCCACGCCTCTTGACTTCACGCAAGAATGTTTCGGACGAAATCGCAGAGGTACTACGCATTGTGATAAGACTCTTAATATCGTCAACAGCCCTTTCGGAAAGACCAAAGTCATTGTTAATATCAATGTAGAAATCTTCTGGAAGTTCAAGTTTAACCCATTGCGTTGCGTAATCAAATGCTTGTCTGAGTGTGTTTTCAAGTGACCGTATCCATGCTTGTATTGCTGTGTGTGTTCTACTTTCGTCTAACGCTCTGCCTGTCGCAGTCTGGTTTCCAGTTCTACGCATCAAAGGCTGAAGACCAAGAACCTTCATTCGTTCTTCAAGTTTGTCTAGGTCTTCTTGCCCAGAAGCAATGGCTTTTCCGTTGTGTTCGACATACGACACCTTGGCATCGTGATTAGTTGAACGAATCAGTTGATTAGGACCAATT